TCTATACATACTATCACCTGTGTATGTGATGGTGTCCCTTTCTTGCCTACTCTTGATGCTGTGGCAACCATGACACAGTGTTTGTAAATTATTTTTATTGAAGGGATCACCACCCTGTCTGATAGGGATGATGTGATCAACCACATCACCTGCCACCACCCTGTTTTCTTTCTTCTTACAATGAACACAAATTGGATTCATTTGTATGTGATAGGACCTTGTTGATCTCCACTGCTGTGTCTGATACACATGCATCATTTCATTGTGTGATTTGGCTGCTCTTGATCCTGGCTTGTTTCTTTCCCTTGATACAACCCATGGCTTATTTCTTTCCTTTGGTAGTGTTGGCATTGTGATCTGATCTTAATTCTTAATGTTTTTATTTTATTTTTTTATTCTTTAATTCCTGCACAGTCCAGGTCTTTTCCAAAACACACACCCCTTTTTTTTCAAACACCCACACCCTTTTTTTTCAAACCCTTTTATTCAGTGATCAGGAAATAATATTCTGGATCTGTTTCCAATATATATTCCAGATTCTTGTGATAGTCCAACAACATCATCCTTCCTGATCTTGATTCATGCATTTCATGGCATCCCTTCCTTTGGTGTCCCATACTCAAACAATGATATGTGATATTCTCTTTTTCCAATTGTAGGTCCTTCCTTCTGCTGACTGGAATGATGTGGCTGTGTGACAATGGAACATCTGATCTGCCACACCCTGTGCAATAGTGTGGTCTTTCATCTGCAATGGTCTGATATAATTTCATCAGTTCCTTTTTGATTTTGTTTTCTTTCTTTGTTCTTTTCATCTTAACATTTGCAAACCTTTGTTTGTTTCAATTGCATATATGAATCCACACAATCCATTGCCTGATCAATCCCTTTGCACACCTCTGCATAATATCCAGACCTGATCAGATCATTGATCCATTCCTTCTGGTGTTTGGTTGCCCTTCCTTTGTCTGTCTTTAATTCAATGAACAATCCATGGAATCCACCCCTGGCTGACATGATCTGCATGTCTGGCATCCCTTTCACATATCCACCATTCTTTGCTTTGATTGCCTGTTTCATTGTGGTCCTGATTCCACCAAGTGATGAACAGAATCTGATCCCTTTATATTTCAACTGAATATATTTCACAAATGATTCCTGCAATTGTTGTTCATTCATTGTTCTGTTGTTCTTTGACTTTCTTTATTGTTTCAATAAACATAAACCAAACCAATGATCCCACAAATATGCACAGGATCACTGGCAACATGATGATGCTAGTTAATGTATATATGATCCCATTTGTCAGTGCTTTCATTTTTTTCTTTTTTAATTGTTTCAAATTCAATTGTGATGATTGCATTTCCTTTGGTCCATTGATCCAGGATTTCCACCATATGATCAACCATCAATTCCTTCATCATTTCTTTTCCAATTCCAGGATCATTCAATTCAAATTCAATTGTTGCTTTCATGTTTCCTGTTTCGTTTTTGATCCTGATATCTTTTCAAATATTCATTTGAATCAATCACCTTTGCCTTTCTGATCTTTTCAAATTCCTTTTCCTTTTTTACTTGATCAATGAAATGTTTTGTCAGATCATTCATAACATCATCCAGATCTTTGGTGGAATCAATTGGAATTGTATTTTCCAGATCCTAAACTTGAACATTTGATTTTTCTTTTTCCATTACTTCAATAATTTCTTTGAAAGTATATATATCATCTTTGATATGATCTTTCAATTTGTATATATATATCACCTCAATCAATTTTCCTTTGCCATCCCTTTTGATGCAAAAAAACTTTGATGGAACACTTGGATCATCTTTTTCTTTTTCATATACTTTTTTCCAATGAAACAAAGTTGATGCCATCATGCAAATATAAAAGATGACATTCCTTTTTTCATTTGGTTTCTTTCTTTCTTTTTAACATCATCAATTCCATGCTTCATTGTCTGGATCAAGTGCAAATTCAGAAAACAATTGGCAACCACTGACTTCACCATTCCACCAACATTCTTTGAATTCATCTTTCAATGTTATGGACCAGGAAAATTCATGCAAGTGCATTGAACACCTTTGGATCATATCATCACCAGATTTGTGATATCTGTCAAACACATATATTTCATCAATTTCATTCCATTGATCATTTTCTTTCATCCATGTTTCCCATCTTGTGAATCTGTCTTTGTTTGCAATGAATATCATTTTTCCTGTCACTGTTTCAAGATCAGAATATGTTGATCCAGTCACATGATCCAAACGACTTTTGCCAATGTCCAATGGTCCTGAAACTGCAACCACAATCTTTTCCATTGTGTGATCAATCATTCTGTTTTTTCTTTTTTCTGGTTTTTTTAGTTTTGGACTTGGTTTCTTTTTTTCCTGGCTGTATGGTTTCCCATTGATCAGATGTTTTGTCATTGGTTTTTGTTTTTAATAAGTTTTCATATAATTCTTTGACATATTCACTTTCTTCATATGTTTCACCAATTGAATTCAAATGCTTTTCAATCTGATTCATCAGATAGTCCAATTCATATTTGTTCAATTTGATTTTTGTCTTTCTCAAACCAATCAATGGCTTTGGTTTTATATATGTGTGATCTTGGACTGGAATTTTCACCAAATTTCCATTGTCATCTTTCTGGACCAAAGTCAGATCATCATTGTCTGTTTGTTTGTCAATTCTTTTCTTGATCTGGCTTGATATATACATGCCAATGGCAATCCCTGTGAAAAATACTGTGGTGAATGTTAAAATTGGAAAAATAATTGTAGTCATGATATTAAAGTTTTATTGATTGATATTTTTTTCAAACCAGTTCCATTCCTTGACCTGTATTTCAAACGCTTATCCATTTGATCTGCTGATGTTTCAATGTTGTTCCAAATGATCTGTCTGTGTGCTTTGATCCATTTGTAATAAGTTTTCACAGTCAAATGGAAATCATCTGTATTTCGCACCCCCTGCTTGAATGCATGAATGATGTCATCCATTGTCAGATCTTGGAAATCTGTTTGCAGGTCATCTGCAAATATTTGTGACAATGTGATCATTGTTTCTGAATCTGATTTTTGTCCCAATTCCAAATATGTTTTTGCCAATAGATCAACACATTTCAATTGCAGGTCTTTTGTTTGATATTCTTTTATTTGCATGACTGTTGTTTTTTAATGAAATCCTTTGCTTTGATCCATTCATCAACTGAATTCTGGATCTTTGATCTGGATGATCCTGGACTTTTTTTGTTCCATTTTTCATTGTTATTTTTCCACCTCAACAATCTTTTTTTAGTGTTCCAAGTTCTTTCAAGTTCAAATTTCATTCTTGGATTTGTTTTGCTTTTTGTTTCTTCTGTCCAATATTCCAGGAATTCATTGGCTTGATCAACAGACAAAATTCCTTGACTTTCATCTGAAACTTCTGATCCAAATTTCATTTTTCTTAATGATAGAATATTCATTGTAGTATTATTTTTTATGATATTACTTTCACCATTTGTGATGACACCCTGTTCTTTGAAAATTGGTGACCTGTCATCATTTTTGATGATAGTCATTGTCCTTTTGATCACCTGCTTGTTTTGATCCCTTATCACCTCAACATGAATGAATCCATGTTTCTTCAATTGGTTGATCCACAAACTGATTGTGTTCTTTGAAACACCATACAATTCTGCAAAATAGTTATTTGATGACCAACAATATCCTTTCTGATTTGAAAGTGCTGTGATTTCACCATACAACAATTTTGCATTTGGTTTGATGTTTGCATATCTAACATTGGCAGGGATGATTGCATAATATGATGGATTGTCCATATTAAAAAAGTGTTGTTTGAACAGGTTGAATGACTGGTTGATCCTGGATCACAACTGGTTTTTTGAAATTTCTGATCCCTACAATTTGGAATGATGAATCTGCATCAATCAATCCTTTTGATTTCAAAGATAGATTGTCCAGGACCATTCCAGATCTCAATACTTTTTTCCATTTGGCAAAGTTTCTCATGTTCTGATATATACATGATCTGAAACTTTTTCCATTTTGATCCTTAAAAAAAACATAAAAAAATGTGTCACCATATTTTGATGTCTGTTCTTTGAAACTTGTGATTTGTGCTTTCATATTATAGTTGATTTTTGTTTTTGAATTTTTTCAATCTCATATGCTTTCTGACTGTCAATCTGTTGTATGCCTTGGACATCTGCTGATGATAGTCATCAGGATCTAATTTTTCAAGATCAGTGTCCCTGTTGTATTTTTCAAAATATTCATTGCATTCATTTTCAAGATCCTTCCTTGTATATACTGATCCAATATAAAATTCTGAATCATCTGTGATATTTTCAACATCAAATTCAATTGATCCTGGATCACAACTTTCATTGATTCTTTCATGTGTGTCAATGATCCCATCCAATTTGATGATCTCATTTTCCAACAGATCCACATATTCAATGACCTTCCTTTGTGGATGTCCAGACAATTCAGTTTGGATCACCTCAACCACATTTCTTTTGATCCTTATGAATTCAGATATTTCCATGGTGCTTTCTGATATATGTTCCAAGTGATTTTGAATCCCAGATCACTTCACCTTTCAAATGCATCTTGATCTTGATCTGATTCTTTTTCAATCTTTCTTTGTATTGATCAAAGGTTTCATCATCTGATCTTGCATTGCTCAAATTTATTTTGTCAAAGAATTCTGTCATTCAATCATGTCTTTCAATTTTTCCAACCTGTCTTTGATCATATGCATTTCCTTGATTGCATTTGTGTAATCTTTCAACAAATGACTGTGACCTTCTGTGTCCATTTTCTTTTTGAATTCATCATATCTTTGCCTGGTGATCCATTCCACATCCATCAATTGTTCCATCTTTTTGAAATGGTGGATTGCTGTTGCATGATTTGTCAATGCAGGGACATGATGTTTCATGTGCAAATATTTGACATTCAATTCCTTTACTAAATAATAGATCAGAAATCTTCTGGCTTCATTGATGTTTGCTGATCTTGAAACATGTTTGTCAAAATGGATCACATCAATGTTGAACATATTTGCCAAAACACTTTTTGCAATTTGGACTGATTTTTCCATCTTAAAATGGCACATCATCATTTGTATCTTGTTCAATCTCTGCACCAGACAATTGGTCCTTTGCTGTGTCAAACCACAATTTTGCTGTGGATGAAACTTGTATTTCTGTGATTGATGATCTGTGTGCATAAAATGCTGCTGCTGCTTTATACATACATTGCAACATGATCACATCATCATTTGATTGTCCTTGAAATCCTTTTTTTGGACCATCATATGCAACTTTGATTGTTCCTTTTTCGTTCAATGTATATTCCAACAAATCACCAACTGCATGTGGTGTGTCTGGTGTCTTTTTATACATGATGCCTTTGTGTCCATTTTCAAATTCAATTTCAAATTTGAACATGCCATTTGCCTTGGTCCATTCATCAGGATCTTGTTTGATGATCCTGGTGATCTTTGATTTGTGTGTTTCCATCATTCTTTTGATTTTTTTATTTTAATATTATTTGTTCCATTCAACAATTCATCACTGATCATGCCAAACATTTTCATGTTTTCTGCATTTTTCAAAACTGTGATCTGATGATTGTCATCCCTGATGATCCCTGTCAATTCTTTTCTTAATTGATCTGCACATATTGAATATGCAATTGCAACACTTTTCATTTCCTTATATTCAATTGCCATGTTTTCATATGCTGTGATCAAATTGTTCAATCTATATTCAACAGGTGATCTGAAAAAATATGTTTTTCTGTCAATATCCATGATCACCACATTGATGGATCTGGTCCTGCATTATAGTGTGCATCATGTGAACTGTCACCTTGATCATATTCATCACCATTTTCATATTCATCATGTGAAATTCCAGATTCCCTTAATCTTGCACCATGTAGAAATTCACCTTCATCCTGATCACATTCATCCTGATCCATCACATTCAACCTGTGTTGAACTTTCAATGTGATCTGTTTGTCAATTTCTTTTAGTTTAGCAATTTCAATTTGCAATTCTTTCAACCTTTGATTTGTCATGTCTTTGTTTTTTAAGTTAATAGTTGCCCAAAACTACAAAGAATGTTGAAAGATTTGGTTTGTCAACAGATGACTTATCAACAATGCTTTTTTGATAAACAAAAAAAAGGATCAGTGACATGCACCAATCCCTTTTTTACAACTATAACTAAACACAAAGTATTATGATCTAATTTTGACCAATTGAAATGCAAAGATATTATATCACCACTTCAAACAATGTCTTTTTGGTTTTTGTTTTCAACAATGATTTTGCATTATATTCTGCAAGTTTCAAATTGATTTCATATCCATCAAAGTCATCAGTGTTTTGCAGATCAATCCTGACATCATTCCTGCCATCCTTTGTGAAAATATATATGTTCTGACTTGCACATGATGAAAGATTCAATGCATTGTCAGAATATGAATTTGCACCAACTGGACTTCCTGCTTGTGCATAAAAGTCACCAATGATGCAATGATGCTTATGTCCACAAATTACAAAGTCAATTTTTGTTCCTTTGTTCAAATGCTTTGTGATCAGTTTTGAAAATTGAACATCATTCATTCCTTTCAATTGATGTCCATGAATCAACAAAACATTTTTATTTGCTACATTCACAACAACTTCAAGTCCACAATCCAGGAATGACACCCCTTTTTTTCCATCAAATAACAACCTCAACATTTCATATATGGTGAAATCATAATTGTCTGATGCTGTTGCATCCACCCATCCATTGTGTTCTTTCACTCTGGATTCATTTCCAGTGACACATGCCACATTCACATTGCCAATTGAATTCAGATCATTGATGAAATGTGTCAAAATATTCACTGACAAAAATGTTGCCTTTGCTCTGTTTGTTGACATCTGCAAAAGTTCATCCAACCTTCTGTCTGAATTCATCAGATCACCAGTGATTGCCAATAAGATGTTTTTGATATTATACAACTTTGCATGTTTCTTTGCTGCTGTTGCAAATTTCTGGATTCGTTTTGATGCAATCAGGAAATCATATTTGTTTCCATCAATGTTCACCAGTTCATTGAAATGTGTGTCTGTCAAATGGACCACCATGACTGCATCATTGGTTTTTGATCTGTGTTGTTTTGTTTTTAATGTCAGATTGTAATCTTTCAAAAGTGTTGCAATTTCCTTTCCATATTCTGAAACTGCATTTTCAATCCTTGCATGTTCTCTGAATGACTTCCTTTCAATTCTGTTCAGATCTTGTTGTTTCTGTTTTTGTTTTGAAAGTTTGACATTGGATTTCAAAATTTCTTTGTCAACCAAATGATGTTTGATCAGTTGTTCAACAATGTTTTTCAACTCTTTTTTTCCAAGATCCAAATGATGTTTTTCAATCAATTCCTGTGCAATATGATACGATCCAAACCCATCCAACCACATTTTGATCACCTCATCTTTGTATTTTTTATACATATTTTTTTGCTTTTTTTCTTATCTAGGAAATTGATCCTGTTGCAAGATCTCAATTGTTTAATACTAACAGTTATCAACAGTAACAAAATGGCAACAGACACCCTTAAAATGGCTGTGTGGACATTCTGTGGTTTTTAACAATAAGACAAAAAAGGTGGAAAATTCCACCCCTTTTTTTGATATTTTATTTCCTTTTTGCTTCTTTTCCAAAGTCAGCAAGTCCCTGAAATCCTGCCAAACTTAACAAGGCAAAAAACAGATTTGTTGCTGTTTGTTCATCAACACCAAGTGCTGTGCATATTGCAGGAACAATGATTGAACTGATTGCATATATAAATTTCTTACTGTGAAATATTTGTTTCACAATAATTCCTGAAAACCATTTTTTCATTTTATTTGTTTTTTAATTAGTAATAGTCCCAACAAACATTTTGGGATTTGTCTTTGCTTTGATCACAATCAACATGAATGAATCTTTCACCAATTCCAAACCTGGTGAATCCAACATCCATCAATGATCTTATGATCTTGTATCTTGACCTGGAATCTGGTGTTGCAATATCTGCTGCCAACCCTTCCAAATGTGCTGAATTTTTTGCTGTGTGATATCCTCTTGATTTCAATTGCAGATGATATTCTGGTGATCTGAATCCACTGGTGATCTTAAATGGAACACCTGCCAATCCTCTGGCATCATCCAATCTGTGAACAAAATTCAGATCCATATTTTCTTTTCCAGATCCTGGTTGATCTGGTGAATCAAATTCATCCAACTGAAAATATTTCAATTCACCTTTTACTGCCATATTTCTTTCTGGATCTAACCACCATTTTTTCATTTTTATTTTCATTTTTGAAAACATCTTGGACCAATTGTTTGATTTCCACCACTGACAAAACACCCTTTTGTTTTTTTATTTTTTTCTGATCCATTGTGTCAATTTGAAAATGGAAATGGAAATTGCCAGGATCAAAGAAACAAATGTCAATATTTCATTGCACTGTGTAATATGAAATCCAACTGCTGTTCCATTCATCAATAAGATTTCTGCTGTGTCTTTTATTTCATTCTTCATTTTAATCTTCTAATTTTTTAATAGTTAATTGACATCCATCTGTTTGTGTTGTTGCTGTTGCTGTTGCTGCTGATGCACTGACTTTCCAAAACACCAACCTATAATATAATTGTGCTGCACCACTGAATGAAATCAACACTGATCCTGATGTGCTGCCACCAATGATTGATCCAGTCCCTCTGTCATATACATATGAAACACTTCCATTCACATCACCCCAGTCCATGATCAATTCACCTTCACCTGGATCATAAACCACACCCTGTTGCAATTTCACACCCACCAAAATTCTGGTTGTATATGTTGACACATCTGTTGCAACATTCCAATTGAACTGATATATTCCATCCCATGTTTCACCATCACCAATTGTCCAACAATATGCTGAATCTGTTACTTCTGGCACACCTGCTGCACCATACTGTTCCAGTGTGGATGCTGTTCCTTGTTCACCTTTGGTGTCAAATGGCACTGGTCCAACAACACCATTTGTTGCACTGGTGGTTGCTGTTCCACTGCATTGCTGCATTGAAAAATCTGGCATGACTTCACCATCATGAACTTGTGCATCCACATATGCTTTGATGGATTCTGATGTGGACAATTTGGAATTTGTTGCACCAGACATTGAATCTGAATCAATGAAACCATCAATGGAAACAGATCCTTTTGTCAATGATGTTGCATCAACATCAAACCCTGCAATTTGTCCAGATGTTTTTCTGTTCATATTTTCAAACAATTTCAACATTGGAATCTGTATTGATGAAAACCCATTGCTTGATGCTGTTGGTGTCACTGAACTGAATGAAATGGTGGTGGATTCTGTTGTTACATCTGCTGTCAATGTCAATTTCATTTTATATCCATCCTTGAAACACAACCAAACCTCATCACCATCTTTCAAATTGTAATCATCACCAATTTTGAATTGTGTTTCTGGATCAATTTCTTCTGATCTGTTGGTTTCAATTTCCAATGTGGTGATGGCAACATCTGCAACAACTTCTTCTGATACTATCAACAACATCAATCTTGCCCTTGAATCATGTGGTGCTGCTGCTGATCCAATTGCTGCTGAAAGTTCTGTTCCTCTACCAACCAAATTTGTTCCACCTGCAATTTTTGATGAATTGTTATTTCCACCACCCAATTCAACCTCTGTGGATTCAATCCATTCACCATCCCATTCATTTGTGATCATGTTGAATGATCCCCTTCTGAAAAAATATCTTGTTGTTTCTGGTGTTCCATATGCATCCTGATAAATATCCTGAATGTTTCCAACTGGATTCACTTGTATTTCAAAACCCAAATATGATGTTCCAACTGGTGAATCTGCCAATTTGAAATTTGCCCTTCTGATCACTTGGGATTGTGATCTTTTCATTGCATAACATAACAGTGCTGTGAATTCATGTCCAGATCCTGATGGTGGCAATCCTTGTGTGTAATTCCTTGGCAACCAATCTGATGATGTCCAATCTGAAAATTCCCAGGTTGATGCACCTGTTCTGATTCTCAATGCTGAATCATCCCAGAATTCAGGTCCATCACCCCAAAACACATCACCCCAATCAATTTTGTGTGAATCATCTGTCTGTGTATTGATGAAAATTGTGTTCATTGTTGCTTGTGTTGTTGCAACAGGTTGAATCACTGAAAGATAATTGTTGAATGATCCTGTTGACCATGAAGGTGGATTCAATGCACCACTGTTCAATGGATTTGACCATGTTGGAAATATATATCCTGATCCATATGGATTTCCTGTTTGAATGTTGATCCATGTTCCCCATTGATTTGTTGCATATATTGGTGAACTGTTGGTGATCCAATAATCTGTTGATGCATCCCTATATCCTGGAAATGACAATTGTGGTGCTAATGGAATAGTGTGCAAACCTGATCCTGCATATGGACCACCCATTGATGTGTGATTGATAATCACACCAAGATCCAATCCAACATATGTTGGTGTGTCATCCCATCCATATGTGTTTGCCACTGGATCATATGTCAATGTGGCAAGTCCTTGACCAATAGTTGTTGCACCAGGTGGCATTGCAATGATTCGCAAAGGAACTTGAAACAAATCAAAAAATGTGCAATTTGGTCCACCAGGTCCTTCAACATCAATATACAAAGTTGTTTCAAATTTGAATTGTGCTGAATTCAAAAATGGTCCACTGATGAATGGCATTCCATTTGTATTGTATGCATTTCCAACAGGAATTCCACCAAAGACATTTTGAAATCCTTCATGCACCAAATTCACTTTCACTTCTTTCAATACTGGCAAAAACTTATATGATCCACCTTCTAACTTTTGTGTCCTTGCACCAGGATGTGAAACATTATACATATAATTTGCATGTCTGTCCCATCTTCTGAAACCCATTGAATTGTATTGTGATGTGGGATTCCCACTTGCACGATACCTATACATATGTTCATCCAAAACCCCAGTCCATTTTTGGTCAAAAGTCCCTGGATATTCATTTGGAATGTCCAATTCTTTGATCTGATAAAAATAAAAGATCCCATTCCATTTGATCACTCTCATTCCCCAGGACTTGCAAATTGCTTTCAATACATCATATGCATTTGCAATATTGATCTGACCATTTGATGGATTGTATTTCCTTGCCCAATTCATTTTTGCTGATGTCATTTGCAACACATCTGACCATTTGCTTGTTGATGTTGGTGAATAATAATGTTCACTATTATACCACCTGCAACATGTTTGAAATGCTGATTTGCTGTCCCTATCATCCCAGAATCCATCTGGATTTGCAGGATTTTTGTAAAACTTTGTGTGTTGGATCACTTCACCAATCCACCAATTGAATTGTTGATGTCCCAACAGATGATATTCTGTTGCTGTTGCATCATTGGTTGCTGATTCAAATGCAATTTCTTTCAATTTTCCAATCCCATCAGTGAATGTCAATTGAATCGGAAATGGACTGGCAACATCTGGCAATGTGTCCAGGTCCATCAAATATTCACCATCAAAAATGATTGCACCACTACCATTGGAAACCCTTACCAAAATAAAAATGTCACCTTCAATATATACTTTGCTAGTATATCCAAGAATGTCATCAATGAATTCTTGATGTGCTATGTCATCCAGATCCAACATGAAATTCAGATTCAATTTTGATCCAACAATTGGTGCATATTTTTCATCACCTTCACAATCATATTGAATTTCCAACCCACCATCAGTGATGTCAAAAGATCCATTGTATTGAAATGATGTTCTGTCATAAATTCCAACCCACCAGATCCTTTTGCTGACAGATTTGAATGTTGTGTCAAATCTTAATGTATATACTGAATTTACTGTTGCCATTTTTTATATTTTATGCATATCGTGCCAATCCAATATGTGCTTTGTCACTTGATAAAACAACATCATTTCCAGATATTTGACCAACTACTCTGACTGCACCCTGTGTTGCCTGTCCCATTATTTGAACTAATTTTGACAATGGTGCAATGACTTCTGGATCATTCCTTGCATTTGGATTGTCACCAACAATTGCATTTGTTGGACTGAATGCCAATGCACCCTTTGCCATTGGAATTGGTGCTGCTCTTACTGCTGCAATCTGCATTCCACCCATGATCCCTGCAAATGCCATCAACCATGGATTTGGAATTGCCTTTGCAATCCCTGCTGCTGTGTTGATAATGGCTTGAAACACTGCCATTTTCTTTTCTCTTTTTGCTTGTTTGATTTCCAGTTCCTTTTTTTGCTTTGCATATCTTTTGTCAATGGCTTCTTTTTCTGTTGCAAATTCTTCTTCTGATAAACCTCTGGATTCCAAATTGGCAATTTCTGCTGCTTGTTCATTTGACAATTGTGTCATTTCATTTTGATGTCTTTGTGCTGAAATTGCTGACAATTGTTGCATTCCTTGTGTCAAGAATTCTGTCACTGCCAATGCAATTTCCTGTGTCTTTCCACCCCATGCCAACCATGCTTCATCCTGTCCTGCAAAAAAGTTTTTCCATCCTGCTGACATCCCTTCTAGATGTGTTCTTAATGCTGATTTTTGCTTTGACAATGTGGCTTCATAACCTTTTGCACCATCATCATCACCACCTGTTGTTCCTGTTGTTCCTGTTGTTCCTGTTGTTCCTGTTGTTCCTGTTGGTTGTGGAACATCACCAAATACATCTTCAAAATTCACTTCACCTGATCCTGATGAAAACAATTCTTTGACTTTTGCCAGACCTTGTTTTGCCCAATCAACCATGCCATCCACTGCACCCTGAACATCATTTTCATCAATGAATTCAATGGTTTCTGATCTTAATGTTTTATTGACTGCATCTGTGATATTTTTTCCAACATTTGTTCCAAAGTCCACTGCATCTTTTCCAATATCATTGAATGCTGTTTCCAAATTGTCTTTGATACCACCTGTGATATCTTTGAATCCTGCCTTCACATCATCCCAACTTAATGTGAACACACCCAAGATCATTTTTCCAATTCCACCCAATACAGTCCCAAGATTTTTGGCAACCAATTTGACAATATTCCACAAAGTTTTGAATGTGAATTTTGCCTGTTCCCATAAGTTTTTGAATGCCATGATCACATATTGAACTGCACCCCTGAACACCATTGATTCATTGTATAATTTGATGAAATAATTGACAATGCCAACAATCCATTTTTTCACTGTGTCCCAGTTTTTATATATTGCAATGCCCAGTGCTGCAATTGCTGCAATGATCAATCCAATTGGTGAAATAAGGAATGACAAAACACCTGCCAGGAATCCCATGAATGAAATCAAAGGTCCTGAAAGTGCAATGATTCCTGCAATTGCTAATGCCCAATTTTTTGTGCTTTGATCTAAATTTGTAAACCAACTAATGGCATTTGCAATGCCTTGGATCATGGCTGCAATTGTTGGCATGATAGTGTCACCAATTTCCTGGAATGAAAGTTTGATGTTGTTGATTGATTGTTCAATTTTGAATCCTGGTGTGTTGGATAAAACATCAAATGCATCTGCTGTGAATCCTGCTGATGTGGTCATGTCATCCAAAATTGTTTTGTAATTTTCACCTTGTTCACCTAAAACACCCATGATGTTTTTGACTGCTTGTGATTTCCCAAAGAATTCTGTCATCTGCACCCCTTGTGCTGCAAATGCATCTTTCATTTCAAACAATGTTGCTTGTAAACCTTGATCCTGCAATTTTTGCCTTAGACCTTCATATGACATATTTACTTTGTCCAATGCCTTACCACCTTTGCCAGTTTCTTTGGCAAATGCCATCATCACACCACCAAACCCTGTTGTTGCTGATCTTGCATCACCAGTTGTTTTTGTATATGTGGAAATGTTTGCAAGTAATTCATCAAAGGAAATTCCAAGTTCTGCTGCCATTCCAACCTGTGTTCCAAGTGATTCTGCAAGTTCAGATGATTCAAACATCCCTGTCCTTACTGCCATCCCAAATGCATCAATTGCTTGTGTTGCTGTGATCGTTTCAACACCATATGCATTCTGTGCTGCTGCTGCAACCTTTGCCAGATCTGTTGATTCACCAAGTCCAATGGCAACACCTTTGTTGACTGTGGTCAATGTTTCTAGTGCATTGACACCCCTCAATCCTGCTGATGTTAAAAAATAAAGTCCTTCTGCTGTTTCATTTGCTGATACTGCTGTGACACTGGAAATGTTTTTGACTGCTGCTGCATATGCATCCATGTCCTTTCCAGATCCCAAAACCAATGTCTGAATTTTGGTCATGGATTTTTCAAATTTCATTGCCATGTTAACTGATGCACCTGCAATCAGTGCAAATGGCATTGTGAATGCTGATGTGATAGACATCCCAACTGCCTTCATTTTACCTGCAAACTTGGCAACCCTTGCTGATGCCATATTCAGTCCCTTGTATAGACCAGTGTTGGTCACACCAAGGATGATGTTCATGGATGTGTTATTTCTTGCCATTTTCTTTTATTTCTTTTTCCACAATTTTCTTATACAATTCTGCTTCATTTTGCAATTTTTTCACTTCTTTTTGTGTCTTTCTGGTCTTACTTTTTTCCCAAGGAAATTGTGTGATGTCCTTTGGTTTCATATTCTTTTTCACATGTGGATTGATGATCACTGCACACATCCACCTTGCAATTTCCCAATCCTTTTCTGTTTGCATTTGCCATTGATCAAACAATCCTTCCTGTGCATTGTAAAACATTGCAGGTGTCATCACATACAATTCATCCACATTCATCCCAAGTTGTCCCAAACCAATTTTTTCAATATAGTCCCAAGTCAGTTCTATTTCTGTGACTTGGGATTCTGCTTTTTTTTGGTTTCTTTCTTTTCATCATCACCAGTTCCAAAAGTCAATCCCATATGTTCTGCAAACAATTCCATTGCTTTTTGCATTCCTGTTTGATCACCATCCAACAGATCTGCAATATCATCTGAATTCATCTTGAAATCAACACCTGCCCTTCTGTGACCTTCTTGTGTTCCATGGAATATCAATTCCACAATATCATCCAAAGACATTTCAGTTCCAAGTGTTCCAAGTTTCTGCAATGATGTTCCTGTTGATCTGCAATATTTTCTCAATGCATTGAATCCAAAATACATTGGCAAATCCTTTTTTCCTAGTTTTACAATTTCATAATTCATTTCATGCTTTTTTTAATTATTACTGTTTTTTAATAGGATCAGCAAAGACAAAGTTCACATGAAATGAAAATTGTCCCTGCTTTCACCTAACTCTTTAATATTTTACACAATCAAATCACACCCAAATTCAACACCCCTGATCCTGCAAAGGAACATGAAAATGTTGATGATTCTTCATTTGGATTTTCCATTGACATTCCTGTCATTATCACATCACCATAAAAATATCTGTCACCAGATTCAAATGTTTTGTAATACACCCTGAAAACTTCTCTGGTTTCCATCCAGGACAACCAGATCTGATACCATTTATATCCTGTTGCACCAGACATGGACATCATTGCAGAAACTTCAATTTCCCATTCAATCAATCCTGCCATCTTTGTTGCATATGCACCAGATGTGGAATTTGTTGTTGATCTTGGACTGTGTGAAATTGACACTGCACAACTTGTTGAATATGCAATGACATTCGCTGCACCACTGTTGACCATTGTGATTCTGACATCTGTTCCATTTACAATTCCCTGTGTTGCCATTTATGGTTTTTGTCTTTGATTGTTAAAATATTATACTGTTGCCATTGTCAATGCTGCTGTTCCAGTAAAGGAAACAGAATAAGTTGTTGATTCCTCATTCGGTGCATCCATACTAATGCTGCTGATGTAACCTTTTCCAGACCATTTTTTGTCACCAGATTCTGATGATTCAAAACTGATCGTGTATGTTCCTCTGGTTGTGATGTAGGATGTGAACAATTCATCAACTGTTGATCCTGCAATTGCACCTGCACTTAAATCAAGGAATGCCACCATTCCTTCAACACTGATTTCCCAATCTCTTTGTCCTTCCATCACAGTTTTCCATCCCAGATCTTCTTTGTTGGATGTTTCTCGTGCTGAATGATTGATTGAAATTGATCCTGATGTTGCATATGCTACTAATTTAGAATCTTCATAAATTCCAAATTTAGTTCCATTTATTATTCCACTTGTTGCCATTTTTTTCTATTTTTTTAATGTTTGTAATTCTTTTAATGTTTTTAATTTCCAATTGTCAAAACTGCCACAGTCACTGATGTTGCTGATGTGAAAGTAAAATTCACAATTCCATCATCATCATTGTATGCAGGTGCTGGAAATGGTCCAATGATTCCTGTTGATGTTCCTGCCACAACCAATGATGCATCCCTTTTGGTGACTTCACCATATGTCGGCATGTCCAAACTGGTCACCACCACTTCAACATCAATTGTTATTGCATCTTCACCCCCATTCACAATCATGATGATTTCTGATCCTGTATTTTCCCAGGTATTGTCACCTGCTGTCACCCCTGCCAGAATTGGAACAATCCCATCCTCTGAAATATTTTGTGGTGTATGTAGTGCCATTTTATTCTGTTTTTTTAGTTTTTGACTTTGTTTTTGTTTTCGTTTTCTTTGGACTTGATCCAATTTCATCACATGTTCCATCTTGGACCATTTGATGATATGTTTCCCAGTTCACAAAATATTTTGTTCCAACTGGAAATATTTTTTCAAATTCACCATATGTTCTGATGATTTCTTTTTTCAATATTACTTCTGGCATAATTTCTTAATTTTTATGTGTTACTGATCCAACCATTTTCTGGATCATTTATTATTGCTAAAATTTCACTGTGTGAATATTGTGTCAATCCATCCAAAAATGATGGTGTTTCACCAATGAATTTCAAGATCACAGATTGATCATCAATGGATGATCTTAATGTTTCCAAACTGGTTTCAATCACCTGTTCAAAGTTGATCTGATCAACATTTGCTTTTTCAAATATGATATATTTCATGTCCATTTTTTAAGGTATTACATTTTCAAAGTCACTTGCAATCATATTTTGACATGTTCCATTGTTGCTGTTGGTGCTATTGTCATTGATCCCTGGAAATGCACCTGAATCACCCATTCGCCAATATCCAACCAAACCAGTGTGTGACACCAAATTGTCTGGTGTTCCTGCATTCCATATTGCCAACACTTGTGCTGCTGAAAGTTCAATGTCAAACATTGCAATTTCATCCAAATTGCCTTCAAAATATGTTGCATTTGTTGCACCAATGGTGAAATCTGCTGCTGTGTCATCCATTGCTGTATATGATCCTGATGTTGTTTCACCAAGGGATGGAATTGATGCATCCACATATATCAACATCCCTGCAACCACCCCTGATCCATCATATGTGCATGTGATGTGATACCATTGTGATGTGTTCAATGCCACATTCAAATTCTTTGTGATATATCCTAAATTGACAGGATCATACAATCTGAATCTTAAATTGCTGAAACCCAATCTGATCTGATATTCTTGTGTCCCTGCAACACCAGAATCTTTTCCCAACACACCAACTGATCCTGCCATTGAATCAAAATATGCCCAAAATGAAATTGAAAATGGTGAATCTGTTGTGCCATTTCCAAATGAAAATGAACTGGAATCACCAATTTGCACATATTGATCAACACCATCAAAAGATGATGAATATACATTTGTCCATCCTGGTGCAATATCTGTGCAAATTATTCTGATGATATATTCCTGTGTGAATTCATGCACCCCTTGTGGCTTGGTTTTACTTTCATAATTTGTTGACAGTCCATCATATACAATTGAATCAATGTCTGGACCTGATCCAACTGTGAATCCTGATCCAACACCCCTGTCCAACACCTTTCTGATCCTGTCTGCTAAAACCACCCCTGTTCCATAATCTTGTGTGAAACTGCTGATTTGCACCCTTACAACATCCAATGGACTTCTTTGATGTGATGGTCCTGTTGCAACTGCATCACCTTCATCAATTGGTCCTTTTGTATTTGTTGGAACTTGACTTATTACTGTGTAAACAATATAAGGAAATGTTTGTGCAACATTTAATGGTGCAACATCTGGAAAAATTCTGACAGGTGATGTTCCAACATATCCAGTGATGGTTGCATCCATTGACAATTTTGTGTATATTGTTGATCCAATTGTAAATTCACCCATGACTTATATTTTCCATTGATAATATCTTTTCCCTTTGTTCAATCCTTTGATTGCTTTTCCAACTACCTGCTTACATGCACCAATCATTTCTGCTTGAACAATTCCTTTTGTTTGGTCAAATGCAGGACGCATATATGGTTGTGCTGCTGTGACTGATGTTCCATATTCAACTTTTGATGCATATGATGGTCCACCAGACCATTTGTCTGAACTTTTGAATTTCACACCAATGGTCACATATCCATTTTGCCTTCCTTTTTTTGTCACAAAAACTTTGATGTGTTTTTGTAAAACTTTTGTATCTGTTGGAACATTTGCCTTTGCTGCATCTCTGACTTTGTTTCCAACTTTTCTGAATGCTGCAATGAAAAATTTCTTTTGATCAATCAAATAAGGTAATTTTGCCAGATCCCTTTGGACACCCTGCCATCCCATCAATTTTGTGACATTCATGCTCATGTTGTGACCTGTGTTGTAATGATTTGCAAATATTTTTCCCTGCCATCCACCACATTGATCACATCAATGTAATGTTTTTCTGAATTCATTTCAATATAATCTTCAACAGTTGCTGTTGCCATTGCACCACCATTCCTGCAATAAAATTCCACCACTTGATTGTTCTGCAACTGATCACCTTTTTCATCCACCTTTCCACCTTTCCAGATCACATGTGACCAAATTTCTTCTGCATTTGGTGTGTATGTGATGGTGTTGATTCCACCATATGTTCCATCCACACTTTGTGATCTTTCCTGCAAAACAATTTTTCTGTCCATCATTCCAACTGCAATCATAATGTTTGAACTTTTAAGGTGTTCAACAAATATTCTGCTGTCTTTGGAATCCTTGATGCAATCCTACCAACCACCACTGATTGTCTGTTTTCATACATGTCTGAAATTGTGATCAACACTGCCTGAACTGCAACTTCTGACAGATCTGTTGTGGTGTCAATGTTCCATGGTGGCTTTGCATCCATTCGGATTTCAATATCACCAATGCCACCCCTTAAACTTGGATATGATGATCCTGGTTTCAAAGAAATTCTGGATCTTTGTGATACTGATGCAAGATAATAATCTGCTGCTGACCAAGTTTGTTGAACTGATGGATCTGCATCATCCATATATTTGATTGATGAAATTGATGAAATTGATGAAACTTCTGGAATTTCCATTGTTTGTTGCCAATTGTCACACTGCATTTTAATCGCTAATAGTGTGAAAACAATTCCTGTGTAACTTTCACACACCAATTGTGCTGCCTTTGTCAATCTTGTGATATATGTGTCATCATCTGTGTGTCCAATTCTCAAATGTTCCTTTGCTGTGGCAAGATCAACCAACCATGTTCTTGCACCTGATGTTGTTTCTGGTGTGATTCCACGCTGTGGCAAATGATGTTCATTGAATGGATAATTGAAATAAGTGATTGCCATTTTCTTTTTTGTGTTAAAAAAAAAGGATGGTGGTCATCCACCACCCTTTTTCAAATTATTCTAAAACCTGATGCTGCTACTACTATAATACAGATGTATATTTCACAAATGATGCACCTGATGCAACACCCCAGTCCATGTGGTTATTCATCACCAAACGCACTTCATTATTCACTGCTCTTGAATATGGATCAACCAAGATATTTGATGGTCCAAAAGTTGCCATGTAAACACGACCAAAGTCACCAAATAAACCATCTGCTGATGTTGGTGGTGGTCCACCTGCTGTTGCAGGTGCTGAACTGAAATATCCAGGATAGCCCATCAATCTGTCATCAATGTATGCTGCCAACACTGATGAAACTTGTGTTGCTGCTTTTAAGCCATTATACATTGCCCATTGATTCACAAATGCAAGATTTCCATCAAGTCCATGATCATCTGCAATTGTTTGAATTGCTTCAAGTGCATCTGATGCAAGACCTGCTGATCCACCTGCTGCTGATTCAGTGAATGTCAATGTTCCTGCTGTTGCAACAATTGCTGCTGGTGCTGCTGCAACTGATGCTGATCCAAACATTGCTGCATCAATTTGTGTTGCCATGTTTCTTCCCATATCATTCATCACTGCTGCTTCTGCTGCTGTTCCATTTTGTGCCAAAATAACATTTGACAGGTTTGCATATCCAGTCAATCTTTTTGGTGTCAATGTAACTTTGTCAAAGTCAGCACCACCATCTGCTGCTGCTGCAACTTCTGTTGCCCATGCAACAGTTGATCCACCTGCAATTGGCAACACTGTGTCTGCTGCAACTGTTCCAAGATCATTCAAACCCACTCTGCTATATACACCAGATTGTGCTAATGAATCCACATATGCACCCACTGATGTTGGTGCAATTGCTGATGTTCCTTGGTCAATTTGTCTTTTTTCTGTCATGAAAGATGGAATTCCAATTCCTTGCAATCCTTTTCTTGCTTCACCTTCTGCTTCTTGATGTAATTCTTTTTCAAGTCCAGTCAATTGTCCACCACTTCTGATTTCATTCACTGCCTTAAATAAGGACCATGAACTTGTTTCATTTGCAGGGATGCTGTGTTGAACTGTTGCACCTGACAATGATGCTGATCTTTTCAGTTGTGCTTCAACTTTGTCTGCTCTTTCAATAAGTGCATCAACATCATCAATTTTTGCTAGTAATGAATCCACTTCTGTGTTTTCATCATCTGAAAGATCTCTGTTTTCATTTGTTGCAAGATCCTTGATTGTTTCAAGATTTGCAATGAATTCTGATCTTTCTTCTTTTAATACGATAGATTTTTTCATTTTATTTTCTTTTAAGTATTTTGATTTTTAATTCTAATAAGTTTCTTTTGATCAAGTCAATTTCCTCATCCTTTCTTTGTTTTTGTTCGTTATGTATTGCCAACCCTCTTTGTGCCACTGCCAGATCATTTGCACCTGGATATGCAGGGATTGACACTGGACTGACATCATACAATCTTTTGACTTTGTTGATTGTTCTGATATCCATTCCATTTTCTTTGTCCCATGAATCATCATCAATTGTGAATGCAAAGGAACTTTGACTGATATCACCCCTTTCCATTGACACCAACAGATCCCTTCCTGATGATGTGTCTGGAACTGAAAATTCATATTTCAAACCTTTTTCATCCACTGACAATTTCAATGTTCCTGATGATGTTCTTGCCAAAAGATGATTTGGATCATGATTGAAAAATGCTCTGACATCATTGTCCAACACCCCATCAAATGCATTCTTGTTGATTCGTTCCTGGAATCCACCAAGATCTTCACTCAATGTGTCAAACACTGCTGCATGTCCAACCACCACTGGTGTGGTTTCTGATCCACTGTTTCTTTTTTCCAATTTTATATTGTAGAATCTTTTTTCCATCTGTGTTGGATCTGTCCAAATGTTGGATCTTTCTGTTTCTTCTTCTTCTGTTTCTTCTTCTTCATATTCATCCTCAACATCTGTTTCTGGACCTTCATCTGGTGTGTCTGATTCTTTGACTTTTATTCCTTCAAAGTCATCTGTTTTATCATATACAATTGTGATGGTTTCATCATCTTCAATGATTTCCTTCACATGTCTTTGTTCATTTTTTTTCATAATTTCTTTATTTTCTGATTTTTCTTGATAATCAATATTTTCTTCATCTGCCATTTCTTTGGAATCATATATGCATTCACCTTGAACACCCCATTTCCATTTTCCATTTTCGCATTCAATACTTGGCATCAGTTTTCTTCTTTGTTTATTTCATCAAGTGTGTCCATGTTCTTTGGCAAATACAATTCATCACCTGAATCCACTCTGTTCATATTTTCACGATCCCTTACTTCATTGACAGTCATTGCACCAATTGTGATCATCTTTTGATAAAAGGATGCACGATCATTTGGTGATCCCCTCAACAAACCATTGACATCAAAATTGGTGAACATTTTTCCCTGCTCATTTTGTTTGAACAATTTCAGATCCATTTCACTTTCCAGGATTGACAAATATGGTTGAACTGTATATCTGACAAATTCTGCTGATTGTTGTTCTATATTATTGAAAGATGATTTTGAAAGATCTTTCAACATGTGTGGTGGAATATTGTAAACCCTTGCAATTTCCTGGATTGCCATATCTCTGGATGCCAAGAATTGTGCTTGTTCATTGCTGATTGCCACGCTTTGAAACTTCAATCCTTCTTCCAGGATCAGTGTTTTGTTGGCATCATTCAGATTTGCATATTGTTCCTGAAATGATGTTTTCAATCTTTCAATTGATAGTTCTGACATCTGTCTGTCTGTTGATAAAACACCAGACAATTTTGCACCATTTTTGAAAAATGTGTTTCCATATGTTTCCACTGCCAAACCCCATCCAATTGCATTTTTACATTGTTCAATTGGTGACACACCCAAATATCCATTTGTTGAAAGTGTTTTGAAATGCAACAATTCATTGTTTGCATACACTGTTCCATCATCTTTGTTTTGATAGAATATTTCTTTGTCTTTGTATTTCATTTCAATGTGATCTGCATTGATACAATACAAATCAACTGGAACACCTGATCCATTCCTTTCAATGAACACATATGAATTTCCATCCAAACAAAGGTCCACAATGATCTTGGAAAAAAATGAAACTTTGGTTTGATTCGCATTTGGATTCAATGTCAAGATCCTGGACAATGGATGATCATTCCTTTTGATGATATCACCAGTTGATGTCTTTTCACATATTTCCAAAGGAATCTGTGAAATAGATTCTGACAATAATCTGACTGCATTGAACACTGGTGTGAATCCCAATGCTGTTGTTTTGTTTACTATTGCACCACTATTGCTGTTGAAATAGAATCTGTTTGGATCAATATATGCTGATCGTTTTTTTGATTTTCCTGAAAAAAGATTTGTGATCTGGTCAAAGAATCCCATAAAATGAAAGTAATTTTTTCAAAAATACGAAACAAACCCTGTGTCAATATGGAATTCAGTTTCCTTTTTTTGGTGATTTTTCCTTATCAAGTGAATTGATCCTGTTGCAATATCTCAATTGTTTAATACTAACACTTGTCAACAGTAACAAAATGGCAACAACACCCCTTAAAATGGCTGTGTGTGGATTTGGTGTTCCTTGATGAATTCACCTTTTTTCACTTAAAAAATTGATATTTTGCAATAAAAAAATTCTTTTTGGATCTCATTCTTTTGTTGTGTGAAACTCTGAATGAATCATATGATGCATATTTGTGGATGTCAAAATATGAATGAAATTCCTTTTCTGTTTTTGCATAAGCATCAATGTATGTTCTGGATCTTTTACAATGAAAAAAATATCTGTCATCAAAACCATGTTCTGTCAACATCTTCAAAATATGTTTTGGATATTTTGTCACAGTGCAATGATTCCTCTTGTGTCATAAACAGATCCCTTTGTGTCTGACAACATCCATTCACCAATTGACATGATTGTGGATATTACACCATCCACTTTTTCTGTGGACTTTGCTTTGTCAACTTTGCAATTTGATGCAGGATCAATTTTCAATTGGACATTTTGCATTTGCCACCTCAACACAGGATTGCCACCATGCACCAAAAGTTTTTTCAAAACCATCTTTTCCATTTCCTTTGTTGGTGCTGATTGTGACACATATCCCATTCCAAATGGTGACAGGTTTGCACCATCATCTTGCAATTGGATCACCAACTGACTGGCATTCCATCTGTCAAATGCAATTGATTTGATCCTGTATTGCAATGCAAGATCATTGATTTTTTTTCTGATGAAATCATAATCTTGAACATCACCTTCTGTCAATTCAATATGTCCTTGACTTGCCCATTCCAAATAAGGAACTTTGTCTTTCTTTGATCTTTCTGCTGCTGTCAATTTTGGCAACCAGAAAAAAGGAAGGATGTGATATGATCCATCATCCATTGGAAAAAACAATGTGAATGCTGAAAGATCTCTGACACTTGACAGATCAAGTCCTGCAAAACATTCAACATCTTTCAATTTTTCCAGGTCCAATTTTTGATCACATGCCATCCATTGTTTGTCTGAAATCCATTTTGTTTCATTGGTGGTCCATTGATTCAAATGCAACCTTCTGAAACTGTTTTCATATGATGGCAAATCCATTGCCAATTTTGCCTGTTCTTTCATATAATCTTTTCTGACAGACACACCATAATTTGGATTTGCTTTTTTCCAAGTTGATTCCAATTGAATGTCATCCTTTTCATCTGCTGCATATATAACTGTCAAAAATGTTGGATCATCAATGATTCCAAATTTCACCTTCTGTGCATATTCATGCATGATCCAACAAATGTTTCCATCAGTTTTGTTTGATCCTGCTGTGGTCAATGAAATCAACAATGGCTGTGTCCTTGCACCCATGGATGTTTTCATGGTCTGAAACAATTCATCATTTGGTTGTGTGTGTAATTCATCAAAAATGATTGCATGTGCATTGTGTCCATGTTGCAATTTTGCATCTGCTGACAGTGCCTTATATGTGTTGCCTTTGGATGGATTGACAATGGATGATCTGTATATTTTTGCCCTGCTTTTCAGATCATTGTCATTTCTGATCATTGTTTTTGCAATGTCAAATATGATTGATGCTTGTGATCTGTCACCTGCACAACTGAACACCTCTGCACCCCTTTCTGAATCTGCAAATAAAATATAAATTGCAATGGCTGCTGCCAATGTTGATTTTCCATTTTTCCTTGGGATCTCAATATATGCTTGTCTGTATTTTCTCAAACCTGTGTCTTTGTTTTTCCATCCAAACAATGGTTTGATGATGTCATCTTTTTGCCATGTTTCCAGGATCATATTTTTTCCTGTCAATTCACCCTTGGTGTGTTGGATAAAATTCTCAATGAATGACACTGCCCTGTCTGCTTCATTTTCATCAAAAAAATATTTTTTATTTTTAGTCAAAATAATTTGTTTGATTGTTTTGAATGTTGATTGTTGGTGCTGATATTCCAGTCCTGGATGATGGTGTCAACCCAAATTCCCTGGCAATTTTCAATGCTCTTTCAAGTGCATCATTGGCAATCTTTTGAAATGGAACTGACTGTGCATGTTTGATTGTTCCATCTGAATTTTTATACACTTGAATCCTTCCTTTTTTTCGCAACATCATTTCAGTTTCAATGTGCAAAGACATGGCATTGCAATATGATTCAATCAATCTCAAATCAATTTGATGCAACATTTGTTTCCCAAACAATTCTGAACACACTTTGGTCCATTCCATTTTCCCAATTTCTGACAGCCAATTTGGTGGATCTGGAATTTCTGGAACAAGTGCAACCACCATTTCATTTTCCACCATGCGATCTGCTCTGGTTGTTCCTCTTAATTCTTTCAATTTTGTTGGAATTTTTTTTCTACCTTTTGCCATTATTTTTTTGTCAATGTTTCTTCTGTTCTGATCAGTGATGGAATTCCATCTTTTGGTTTGGATGACATATATATTTCACACTTCACACAATATCCTTCCTTGGTTTCCCATGATCCATTGATCAAAGTCAAAGTTGCTTTTTGCAATTCTTTTTCAAGTCCACATTTTTCACATTTATATTTTGTCATCTTCCTTGTCCAATATATGGTTTGACATATTGTGGTCCACCTTTTGTTCTGCTTTTATTTTTGGAATGAATTCCTTTTCTTTTCTTGTGTCTTTTTTCCCTAAACACAAACATGTTTTTCTTTGCCATTTATTTATTTTTTATTTGCCACAATGTTCACATTTTTCTTTTGGATCTTTTTCAATATCCAGATCATCAATTTTATGAAAAAAGTCCTTATCATCAAACCCCCATTCTTTCAATTCATCCAGATCAAAATTGTTTGCCAACATATCATGATCCCATGATCCAACATTTTTGTTCAATCTGACATTCAATTCTTTTTCCTGATCAATTGTCAGATCCAATTCAACACATGGAACAGTTTTATGTCCCATGCTTTTCCAAACTCTGGTCCTTTGATGTCCACCAATGATCATGTTTTTTCTGGATGAATTTATGTTGATGATCACAGGATCAACAAAACCAAACCTGGTCAATGAATCAGTCAGATCCTTGTGTTGATCTTTGGTCAAAATTCTTGGATTGTAATCTGCAAAAATTAGATCCTGGATGTTTTTGATTTTTACTTTCATTTTGAATGCCATCTGATTTCCCTGTCACCATCCCATTCTGTGATGACATGTTTCTTTGTTGTGCATGAAAATAAAATTGACATGCAAATAATTCCTAGAAACAAAAATATTTTTTTTCTCATTTTTTTTTTTCAAACCAAAACCAGTTCAAGTTCAGAATCAAACCAGTTCAGGACCAAACCAGTTCACACCCATATATCCAAAAACGACATCAGGTCTGTTTTTT